CTTTAACTGATATAGGTATTACTGCAGGAGTATATAATCAACCCGTTCTAACGTATGGCACTAGTGCTCAAATGCCATTATGGACAACAAGTCAAACAACACCTCGTCCAACAGGTAGTGTTTGGATTAAAGTTGGTTCTGCAGGTACTGGTTTAAATCCAGTGATGTCAGTATTCAATGGCACCACGCAGTCATGGGTTGCTAAAACAGTGTCATTAGCAACAAGTGACTGGACAGTAACTTCTGATTTAGATTCAACAGGTGGTCAAGCAATTCCTGCAGGATCTGTATATGGTCAATATAGTTTTAATGGTCAGTTACCATCAGCACCAATTTACATTTGGGAAAGACTTGCTACTGGTCCTACTATAGTAACAGGTAGTAACACTAATCCTCAATTTACTGCTGGTCCTTATGCTATGAATATTTTAGTAAGTGTTCCAGGAAGTAGCTCATTAAGTTCTACTTATCAATTTACATTAGCAGATAATACAGATGCTACAGATTTTGTAACAGCTTGGGCAGCAGCCGGAGTACCATACACAACTGCAAGTGTAACTACAGATGGTTCTATTCAATTAACACATACAGAAGGTGGTGAAATTGTGTTAAGTGATTACTTAGATTCATCATTTCTAAATATTAATGTATCTAATGGACTTATTGAAGAAGCTGGATTTATTGTTGATTCAACTACTGGGGTAAAATCCGGCCCAAGTAATTCAGCCGTCTTTGAAGTAAGTGGAACTAGTTCTCCTGGTTCAGGTGCATTATTATCTATTGTACCAACTCGCGGTATATATTTGATTAACGGTGCAGGTGTATCTAATCCAAGTTCTGGCGGCAATACAGGCTATTCATTAGGAGATGAAATTACTATATCAGGTGCTGATTTGGGTGGTGCTAGCCCTACTAATGATTTAGTTGTAAAAGTAACAGCAGTATCAGCTGGCGCCGCAACAGCGGTTACATATATATCAGGTACACCCGTATCAAATTTTCTAACACAATTAAGTAATTGGATAGAATTTGAATATATCGCTAATGAAGGTGAGCCGAATGTTGCTCCTGCTAACGATACTAATTGGTTCTATAGTGTAGTTGATCAAGTTGATATTATGGTTAACTATGCTGGTGCATGGTATGGATACGGTAACAGAGATTATGATAGTAGTGGTTTCCCTCTACCATCAGGTACAAATGAAACTGATCCTAACGGACCACTAATTAGCTCTACTATACCTTTAGTACAAAGTGATGGCACTGCATTGGTATACGGTGACTTATGGATTGATACTAGTGATTTAGAAAATTATCCGGTAATTAATCGTTGGCAAAGTGTCAGTGGTGTCAATCAATGGGTATTAATTGACAACACTGACCAAACAAGTAGTACTGGTGTAGTATTTGCAGATGCTCGTTGGTCAAGTAATCAAAATACTATTAGTCCAGTAGATGATCCTATTCCAACTATTACTAGTTTATTAGTTAGTAATAATTTAGATTTAGATGCACCTAGTCCGGCACTATATCCATCTGGTATGTTGTTGTTCAACACACGCCGTAATGGTTATAATGTAAAACAGTATATGGTTGATTACTTTAACAATGCAAGTTTCCCGGATGAGACACTACCTACATTTACTAGCACTTGGGTAACAGTAAGTGGTAATAAAACAAATGGTAGCCCATATATGGGTCGTCAGGCACAACGTGCTATGGTAGTTCAATCAATGAATTCTGCTATTGCTACTAATACAGCAATACGTGACGAAGATAATTTCTTTAACTTGCTTGCAACACCTAACTACCCAGAATTACAAACTGGTATGATCACATTGAATAATGATCGTGGTCAAACTGGCTATATTATAGGTGATACACCAATGAGATTACCAGATAATGCAACTGCAATTGAAGCATGGGCTAATAACACAGCAGGTGCGGCAAGTACAGGTGAACAAGGTTTAGTAAGTCAACAACGTGATACATACATGGGTCTATTCTATCCAAGCGGATTAGCAACTGACTTGCAAGGTAATCAAGTAGCTGTACCTCCATCATATATGATGTTGCGAACATTCTTACGTAATGATGTTATCAGTTATCCTTGGTTGGCGGCTGCAGGCACTCGTCGTGGTATAATTGATAATGCATTGGCTATCGGGTATGTTGATAGCACAACAGGTGAGTTTGTGCCAATAAAAACACGTTTAGGTATTCGTGATGTATTGTATATTAATTTCATCAACCCACTAGTATTCTTTACTGGTGTTGGCTTATTGAATTATGGCAACAAAACTAGTTTTAATTCACAAAGTGCATTGGATAGAACTAACGTGGCTCGTTTAGTTGCCTACATACGTAGACAATTAACATTAGCGGCAAGACCGTTTGTATTTGAACCTAACGATGCTTTAACACGTAGTCAAATTGCAGGCGTTGTACAATCATTGATGATTGATTTAGTTGCTAAACGCGGTCTATACGATTATCTTGTTGTGTGTGATGAAAGTAACAACACACCAGCAAGAATTGATAGAAATGAATTATGGATTGACGTTGCAGTTGAGCCTGTTAAGGCAGCTGAATTCATTTATATCCCGGTTCGTATATTGAACACCGGCGAGCTTGGTGGACAATAATAAAATATGATACCCCGCAAGGGGTATCTATTTAAATAATAGATAAATATTAATAACAGGAGAAAAAAATGGCACTTATAGGATCAGCATCACTAAACAACATGACAGTAGCAGGAGATAACTCTGGCGGAAGTCAGGGCTTGTTAATGCCCAAACTACAATATCGTTTTAGAGTTAACTTTTTAAATTTTGGACTTGGTAACGCTACTAACAATTTGACAAAGCAAGTTATTGACGTAACTCGCCCGTCAGTTAGTTTTGGTGAAATTAATATCCCAGTTTATAACTCTACTATGTATTTGGCAGGTAGACACGAATGGCAACCTTTAACTATTAATATTAGAGATGATGCATCAGGCACTGTTGCAGCATTAGTCGGTCAACAATTACAGAAACAAATGAATTTTTATGAACAAGCTTCGGCCGCAACTGGTCAAGATTACAAGTTTCAAACAAATATTCAAATATTAGATGGTGGGAATGGAACTCAAGCACCGGCTGTATTAGAAACTTGGGAAGTATATGGTTGCTTCTTACAGACAGCTAATTATAATAACTTAGCTTACAGTTCAAATGAAGTTGTAACCATACAATTGTCAATTCGTTTTGATAATGCGCTTCAAACTCCAGTAGATACAGCAGGGGTTGGTACAATAGTTGGTCGTGCTTTAGGAGGCAGTTCAACTACCGGTGTCGGCGCCACACAGACTAAGGTGGTCGTGGCTGGCACAGGCACAGCTTAATATATTAAATGTCTGGATTCTTCCAAAACTTACTAACAGACGTTGCCGGAGGATTCTTTGGTAACGATTACCTTCGTGATTTTAATCACGCCTCTAAGACTTTTATTCCCAATGCATATCAATATGCACCTAAATTAAAATTCCTATTCCATGTGTATTTTGAAATCAATCAAAGTGCATATGCAGTAGGATTACCACAACAGGCAAACTTTGGACTAGCTGTTAAATCTATAAAATTACCAACCTACACATTTGATACCCATACGATGAATCAATATAATCGTAAACGTATTGTACAAACAAAAATTAAATATGATACAATTGATATTGCATTCCATGATGATAATGGTAATTTAATACGTAATATGTGGTATAACTATTATACATATTATTACAAAGATGCAAGCATTCCCGCAGCTTCACTATCCGGAAGTCAGGCCCGTGATATCGGTGATGGCAGTGGTTTAAGTAGTACGGGTGCTACAAATTATAATACAAGAAATCTTTATTCACAATCTATTACCGGTAATACAGATTGGGGCTATATAGGAGAAGCTTCTAATAGTCCTGCCACTGATACTCAAGCTGGTAATGGTCAAACTAAGGTCCCTTTCTTTAAAAACATTACTGTATTTGGTTTTAATTCACACGACTATGCAGCATATACTTTAATTAATCCTATCATTACTAGATTTGCACATGATACCTACAATTACGCAGAAGGTAATGGTACTATGGAAAATACAATGACATTAGATTATGAAACTGTAAAATATTTTCAAGGTGCTATTGATGGCACTAAACCTAGTGACATTGTTGCTGGTTTTGGACTAGATGCCAATTATGACAGACGTCCAAGCCCAATCACTAGACCAGGTAGTCAAGCTAATATTTTAGGTAAGGGTGGCTTAGTTGACGGAGTTGGCGGAGTAATTGAGGACTTATCCGGAACAGTTACCGGAGCAAAAGCACTAAGGGCCCTACAAACCGCTGGTACCACATACAATACTCTTAAGAATATAAATTTAAAACAAGCAATTAAGAGCGAAGTAACAGCCGGTATTACTAATGCTATTATGAATCCACAAAACAATACGGGTAGAAATGTATTGTTTAATACTTTAATATACGGTGCTTCAGGATCTAAGAAGGGTGAACCCCCAATTGGTAGAGCAGTAACCCCTCCTCCTATTAACTAATACAATAACACATCATGGCAAGAATTATAGATGACCGCACAGCAACTGAGTTAACAGTTAAAATATTTGATGATTTCTATTCATTTAACTTAACAGTTAACGGGAATGAATTTGACATTGTTAATGGATATTTTAAAACTGTATGTGATACTAGACAAATTGCAGGGAACTTTACTGCATTTTTATTTAGAATATCACAAGAAACAGGTATACCTGTACTAGATTTGTTAGGGCAAATTCAAGGTACTGGTACTAAATTACAAATGAATCAAGTTATATCATATTATTTAAATAGTTTTAAATCTAAAACAAGTTTATATGGTGTAAGCACTATACCACAACCAACTCAACCGGTAGCACGTAATATTGTGCAATAATCATGGCAAAATATGCTCAAGGTACATTTGTCCCAAAAAATACTAAAAAATATGTAGGTAAACATACTCCTAGATATCGTAGTGGGTGGGAACTTACATTTATGACCTTTTGTGACAATAACAAAAATGTATTGTATTGGGCTAGTGAGGCGATAAGCGTACCCTATCGTAACCCATTTACCGGACTACCAAAAACATATATCCCTGATTTTTTTGTAGTTTATCAAAATAAACATGGTAAAAATATTGCTGAAATAGTTGAGATTAAGCCAAAAAAACAAAGTCT